GCTTGGTGTTCTTCTTGGGCTTTTTGGGTGGCAGCTTGTTGCGCTGCCTTATAGCGATCGAATCGCGCAGCTTCCAAGCTAAAGCCAATATAGCCAGCCAAAAATAAAAGTGCAGCACATAGTCCAATTTTGACATAAGTTAATATCGGTAAGGGAAACATTATTTTGTTGTGGTAATAGTGTCGGAACCCTTGGTAACTGTTACCTTATCGCCGTCAACAGTTACTGACATTGGGGGTTCTTTATCGGCAAGATGATCTAGTTTACCGATTAGGTTTTGAATCACTTCAAACTCTGGTCGGTCTTCTTTTTCTGTAGTGCCTGATACAGCATTCATCATATTAATAATAGCCATAATGGCGCCACCAGCCATACCAATCACCGCAGCAATCTTAGAGGCATCTAAAAAGATACTGGCTGCAACACTGATGACAATGATTGCGGTAATATAGGCAAGTCCATGCTTACCAATTGATCGACCTGCAACCTCTTTTGCTGAATCAAACTGCTCATCCATTGTTATTATTCTCCGGTTCTGTTTTGGATTTCATAGCTACACTAGCTCCGCCAGCTGCTGAGACAATACCAAGCGACTCAGCTAGTTCGCGAATGCTGACGGTGTTGTGTAGCACTTCATAAAAGGCTAAGGCAATCACGGCAGCCATACTGATGAGCCAAGTCACTCGGCCAATGTCGTAGGTTGTATTGTCTTTGCCAGTAAGGAGTTGTTTAAGGATTTCTATCACGAAGAGAGTCCAATTTATCTTCAATGCGGTGAACGGCTTTGAGAACTTCTTCCCAACGTATTGCAAAGTCATCTTTGCGGATATAATTGTCGGCTAAGTGGGTACGGATATCAGACAGGTCGTCTTTGAGTTCTTGAACTGCCGTCCAAAGCTCTTTGCAGAACCAGCCAATTGCCACACAAATAAGTGGCAGTACGGTGTTAATTAGGGTTTGAATATCCATTTTAGTTTATAGTTATGGTTGATGTTTCTGAATTAATAGACATTGTCCCCAAACAGGAAATGTTCCAATCTTCTCCGTCCTGCTCATCGCAGCATGGAACGTTTATTTGAACGTGTTTTGTTAAATATTCTTGACCGTTTTCAAATACGCGCCAAACATGTTCTAAAGAGCCTCGTCCAGGTTGCCCTCTAGATTTGTTAAATCTAATAAGGTATTTATTCATATTGCACCCAACCTGTTAACGCATACTTAGTATTACTTAACGGAGGATTACCTCTATGTACATAAGTAAAACTTGCGGGCCAGATTACTAAAGTACCTTTTTTAGGCTTAATTCTAAGGTGCTGATATAAAAATTCAGTTTCTCCACCCTCTTCCACATCGTTTAAATATAGCATCCAAACTAATATTCTATTGGAAGTTTTTAACGAATCTGCTTCACAATGCCATATATGGTAACCGCCACCAATTTCTGTTTTTTGTATTTTATAATCTAAACTTATATGCCTTGCTATTGTATTTAAAATATCAAATTCATACGCATATTTTTTATAACATTCACCCCAAAAAACACTATCAAATTCATCCGTAAAATTTTTATTATTTACGTTGCATAAAAAAGCAAAAAAATCTTCTTTTGCAAATTTTTTAGCGTTATCGTGTGTTTGTCTGTTTTTTATATCTTCTGAGGGTAACGCATTAAACCAATTAACTAAATCATCGCAAAATTTATGCGAAAAAGCATTTTCATATACGCCAATAAATTTATCCATTTTATACAATAATTGGTGAGTTTACTTTTTGGGGCTGTTTTAACTGCGTTCCAATATTTAAATGCAAAAACTTAACGGGCGTGTCTGACCTATTTCTTGAAAAAGAATGAGGTAACCAAGCGTTAATAAAATACAAACAACCCGCTTTTGGCTCAATATTGATCATACTACTCGCCATGGATTCATTATTTACGTCTAATTCCGGCAAGTCTATTTGTTTTTTAGCGGGCCTAGGGTCATGTAAAAACATCTTTAAACTTTCTGCGGGAGTTTGCAAAAAGTAAAAAGCAGTTAATTGAACGCCGTTTGCATGTACGTGTTCCTCCATGCTTCCGTTTTTATAGTATTCTTGCGCCCAAATATTTTGACAAGTCAAATCTAAATTGCTTAAATTATACCCTTGGTCTTTTAAAATTGTATCGCCTATTAAAAGCGTATAGTCTAAAAAATCTTTTACCCGATAATCTAACGTAAAATCTTCCGTCATTAAAATTGGATTGTTTTGGTCAAACTGCTGAACTTGTTTTTGTTTGTTAGCAAACTCTTCCGCAATAGGAAATAGCAAATTTATAAATTCAAGTTTTTCAATGCTGTAAATACCGCATTGAAATACTTGTTTTAAATTTAATACATTAGACATTACATTGGCTCCAAATTAAAAGAAACGGATATACGGGTGTCGTTTGTCATATTTGGGCGAACAGAATGTTCCAACCAACTTGGAAAAAGAATTAAACGTCCTTCTTTGGGCGCGTACTCAACTTGCCCATGTTGCATAAGTTGGTTGGGTTTATGAATCCTTAAATTTCCGTCTTTACCATTGGTTTTTAAATAGTAAACACCACTAATGTATCCAGGGACGTGATCGTGACGTTCCTGATACTGGTATTTATTATAATAGTTAATCCAGCTAAATGTAAGTTTTAATTTTTTAGGTTTTGAATTTAAATATGGATTAAATTGATCGGCAGCTAAAAATATTGCATTTTTAATTTCATTTAAATTAAATTCTTCTATTAAATTTTCAATTGAGGTAAATGTAGCATTTACATTGTCCCCCCAACATTCAAGTAAAACTTTATTTTTTAATAGTGGTTCAATATTTAAAAATTCATTAAGAATTTTTTGTTTTGTGTCTTCTGATACATCTTCATAAGCGACAAGTGTAGGAAACCAGGTTTCAATTTTCATTTTATCCACATCCAAGTATCATCAAATATACTTAATTGGCTTACAATGTTGTTGTCGCTTCTAAACTTTAATACAGCTTGTTGTACTACCTCTCCGGTCCAGTCATGCCCGGAAAACAACCCTTTTTCTTTTACCTTTGGATACCAGTCATTTAAATCTGATATGACTTGTTCTTGTGTCATATATGTATCCAAAAACACAAAATCTAAACTAGCATTTTGACAGTGCTGGGCTACTATTTTGCTGTCTTCTTCTATAAAAAGTGCTTTGTCTGTGTGACCTGACCATTTAACGTTATGGTGCGCAATAAACTTAATTAATTCAATTTCTTTTTGATCAACAATATGATATGGCTCATTTGGATTATATGGATTACGTATAAAATCAGAATACGGTTTATAGTTATCAATTAAATACAGTGTTTTTATATTAGGGCAGTTTTGCAACAGTGTGCAAGAGGTGTGCGCTTTAAGTACTCCTATTTCTGCCCCAATTAAATTTTCCCCCAATAATAAATTTATTGGATGCACTAAACTTTGACCGTCTACTTGTTTAGATTCAAATTTATACATTATTTAAATTCCGGACCACCAACCCAAATAACTAAAGATCTTCTAATTCCTCTAGTTACTGGCGCAACTCTGTGCAGCGTGTAAGAAGGAAAAAACCAAGCCCTTCCTTTTGGAGTTGCCAAAGTAATAGGGACATCGGATTCTGGTTTAATTTGCAATTCGCCACCATCATACTCTAAAGGATCTGAAAGCGCAAGGGTCATTGATAGTTTACGAGGTACAGAGTTATCCCGTATTCCTGCATCCACATGCCATTCATAACCGCCATGTATAGATGAATCGTAAATGCTTAATTGAATTGGTTCATAGCATCCAGACAAATCAAAACGAAAAAAAGAAGCATTAATATCTGAAACTACTGCAGCAATTTTTTCCCAAATAAACATTGTATCTTTATTTGGACTTATCCAAGCTATTTTACTTCTTCGTATGTTATGGTTTACTGTTCTATTTTCTTGATTACCGCCTATAACACCGTCTTCAGTTTGCAACCATTCAGGTAACGCCAATATTGCATTTATTTCATCTGAACTAAATATATTGTCACAAAACGCATGGGTATCTTTTCCTGTTGTGTTTTTAGGAAAAATCGGAAATAACATTTTTAAATCCTGTTTTTTATAAACGTTGGAGAGCGTCTAATTATAGCATCCCCAGCATTTTCTATAAAGCTACCATTTTTTCTTACGTAATGCAAAAATACTTGGCCACTATAATACCCATCGGGGCCATTGCATATATTTCTCCAATGTGGCACATCGCAACCGCTATAAATTACACCATCCCCAACGTTCAATTCAAATTTTTGGTTACCCATACAAATTGGCCAACTGTATTCGTGTGATCTACCTAATTGTATTGTAACACTAACTTCGCATGCTGGTCTATCAGTATGCTTTTCCAATATATCCCCATTAGAATATAATCTAGCATAGGAGTATGTGGGCAACAATTCTTCCCCAACAATTTCTTCCATAAGAGGCCAAAGATGTTCCAGTAAAGTGTCAAAAATAAGATGATGACTTAAAATAGCTTTAGCATTTGGTATTTGCTCATCTCCCTTAATTTGTTCATCGCTTTGACGCAGTAATACATGTGTGAAAAATTGACAAAATTCATTTGGTATTAAATTTGAAACTTTAATAGCCTTTTGTTTATTTAGTAATTTTTCAGAAATCATTAGGATATCGTTGTCGTTGTCGTTGTATTTTGTGGAGCTAAATCAGTTACATTATAACTCAAAGTTTGACCAACCATATTTTTATATGCCGATTCTTTTGTTGGGTCAGAAATAAATGCCTCTTTAGTTTCTTGAATTTGCGCTTGCCACATGCCAGCGGCAGCAATTAATTTAGGTATTTGTGTTACATCAGTAACATCTGGAAACATTGTATACGGTTGATACGATAAAATTGGATATTGTGTTGGATCTTGAAATTTAGTTGTATCAGATGCAAAAGATACTAATAAAGAATGTGAATTCTCATCGTATCCAACAATTTTCATAATTAATGTGTTCATTTTATTTCCTTAAAATTTAAGCTACACCACCCAAACGAGTTCCAGTTGCGGGCCAAGTTACAAATGGGTTGCCCGTAATATAGTTACCTGTTGATCCGCCAGCACCTCCTGCGCCTGTAGGACTATTAGTAGAATTTCCAGTCCCACCAGTAGAACCAGGAGAACCTAAACCGCCACCAGATCCGCCAGATCCGCCTTGACCGCTATTCGAGCCCCTTGGACCAGTCCAAGTTTGACCGCTACCGCCCCCTCCTCCAGTATTAGCAGTTCCAGGGCTTCCTGGATTTCCAGGGGATGGGTGCTGTGCAGGAGGCCCGTTATTAACTGCTGGACCACCGCTACCAAAATTTGAACCAGCCCCACCGCCACCACCTCCTCCTACTGATCTACCAGTACAACAACCTCGAGTAGAATAACCTCCACCACCACCACCGCCACCACCAGAAGCTACTGTTCCATTATTAGTTACTGTAGTAGGACGGTTTACATATAATGCACTTCCTGCTCCAGCACCGTTACATCCAGTTCCATTTGAAGATCCTGCTCCACCAGAACCACCTGCGCCAACAATAGTTCCATTATTTACGATGGTTACTGTATCTCCCGGATTGAACGAAGCAGGTACTAACATTGCGTAAGATCCTGTCCCGCCAGAGCCTATGCTTACACCCGAATTAATTGTGACAATTGCAGCTGTTTTCCCCGCAACGTATCCTGGATTAGAAGATACTGCTGAATACACACAGTAATTTTGTGTACTAGAAGAAATAGTAATGTTAATTGTAACATTATTGGATTTTCCATAAAAGTTGGTTGGCATAACAATTGCCCCACTAGGAACTCCAGCCAAAGTTCTAACAGCGGTATCGTTTAAACTAATTTGAGCGGTACCCGGACCGCCGTTTTCAATTTCAATAGATTGTCCGGCAGTTGTTCCACCTAGGCTAATTGGGCCTGAAGAGTTCATTGTCATTATGGAGTTCCAAATGCAGTTACGTTAGCTAATAGAGTTAAGTTACCAGAAGAATCTAGCGACATAATTTTAGTTGCGCCGTTATAGAAGTTTAACACACCAGATTGTTCAACAATACTAAAGTTGGTTGTTTTATATGCACCGTCAACCAACAAATTACCAACACCAGGATCTGTTGCTGTACCAATTGATACCCCACCAGCTGCAGAAATACGCATGCGTTCGACAGTGGCTGTTTTAAATACTTGGGGTGCGCTTACATCGGTTCCAAATACGGATAAAGTATTGGTTTGGTCCCAATACCATTGTGTTTTTTCTGTTCCATTATTATACAACGAAACCGTGGTAAATTGTTGGCCAGCATTATCAACTAAAACGTTATTTGAGTTTCCACCTTTTACATACAGTGTTCCAGGTGTGGTTGTAGAGCCAATAGATACTGTTGTTGCAAAAGTATTGGTATTTGTAAAGTTATTTACTGTATTTAATATTGAAGCGCCGTTTGTTCCCGAATATCCTGAATACCCAGAGTAACCTGATGTTCCGGTACCAACTGCACCACTGTAGCCACTAAAACCGCTATAACCAGACAGACCAGTAAGTTGAGTTACAACGTTAGATAGGTTTTTGTAATATATTGTCCCGTCTGCTACGTTAAACGCAAGCTCGCCCGTAACCAAGTTACCCGCTGACGGTACATGGCCGGTTGTAGAGCTGTAATACAGCTGAATGGGTGCGTAGCCTGATTGGGCCATAGTTTATTCCTTTAGATGCTCTAATATTTCTTTTGGTTTTACAAAGCGATCATTACGGTGCTCGGTGGCTTCCCACCATATAAATTGATTAGCTACTAAACATGATCGGTCTTTTAGTAGATTAATATTTTCTGGATGCCCCCAAATCAGTGGATCAGACGGCCCCCATAACACAATTCCTTTTTTACCCTCATCCCAAGCTAAATGCTGGAAAAAGCTATCAACTCCAATCCAAGTTCGACATTCTTGAAGCAGCTTACGTAATTCTGTTATTGGCAACTTTTTCCTAAAATCAGGAACAAGTTGTTTTTCACCTTCTAAACCAACTTGAATAATTGGTTCATCAATCTTGCTAACTAACTCTTCCCAATACGGGTAGTTTTTTGGGTTTTCTTTACCTGTTCTGAGCTTTTGTGCGTACGGTGCTATGATAATCATAAATATAGCTTCCTATATGCACTTTCTAAATCGCATTTCCACTTCCACTGGTCCATCTTTTTGTAAACGTTCCAAGTGTCTAAATCCCCAAACAACTGGATTGCTTCTGCTATAGATTTCCCGGGAACCACTTCAGGGTAACAGCTAAAAACTTCAGCGTCAGGTATTGAAGGAAGTACATGGCTGAATACAATATGGTCACCGAGACCGCAATTGAGAACCACAATGGTTTTATCACGATGCGCAAGAATATTTCTGAAAATTTGCTCATCATGTTCATACATTTCCCTTTTTGTTTCGCTACGAATCCCGCCCTGCGGATTCTTCATGTGCCAGGTCACTGCGTTTGGTACTACTAAAATGCTGTAACCTTTTTGTTGCAACTGGTATGTGAATAGAGTTTCTTCCCTGTGCGCTACGCGCGAAAGACCCAAATTATAATCAGCAATCCCAGCACGGTATAAAAAAGAGCAGTGTAGATGGTCAACTTCTTGAGCCACGTTAAACTTACCCCATTGAATATTTGGTTCAGAATTAATGTTATCAATTCGCCCACTCACTCCAGCGGTTGTTGGTAAATATGGTGGAGTCCAAATATGGCTTCCTACTGCACCAAGTTTTGGCCACTTCTCTGTCCAACTGTAAAGCTCTTCCAATACGTTTGGTTCGGGGATTGCATCGTCATCACAACGCCACACCCATTCATAGCCCATATTGTTTGCTGCTTGGTGAATATGATGCTGACCTTTTTTCTCAGCATATAACCATTCCCACTCAATTCCTTTGTGCTGTAACATCTGGAAAAAGTATTGGTAAATCATCTCTTTCCGCATGTCCTGCGGCTCATCATTATCATCAAAAACAATCAGCTTATCCGGCCGTTTAGTTTGATTAATAATGGCATTTAATACTAAAGGCAGTGTTGTGAAGTACCGCCCCCGTGTTGCCACGGAGCACAGTACTTTACTCATTGTCCCACCTGCAAATCATCAAGTTACTTGGATTAGCAACATTTACCGCTTGCATCTTTTCAGAGATTGTCCCATCATGGCTTATGTATGCAAACTTAAAGCCAGGAAAATCTTTTTCTGTCAAACCATGCAACTTGTGATGCTCGCCCCAAAAGCCCTTTGGCTCGTTGTGTGGCACTGTAATTAGTAATCGTTTGCAGTGCTTTTTGAGCTTTTCAACAATTTCTAATCCGTTGTCAAGGTGCTCGATTACTTCAAACGCAATAATGTTGGTGTATGTACCCAGCTCATACGTATTAATGTCTGCTTGGTAAAACGTTGCGTCGTCAGACCATTCTTGCTCTTTAGCTACGTCTACAATAATGGGATCGTAATCCAATCCCATGTATGCTTTGGTGTTTAGAAACGGATAGCCGTAACCTGTAGAGCACCCAATTTCAAGCACAGAGCCTGGTAAAATGTTTTTCCCTGCCCATTCATATCTTTGCGTTTCACGGGGAAAAACTTCATCATCTTTTAAAAACACCGCGCGTTCGTAGTTGTTTGACAAACGCCATTTATACCATTCGGTATTGTATTTTTTTGCTAACTTAAGCTCATTTTTCAAGAAAACATTGCTCCAATCTGACACAAGCTCCGGATCATGTACTGTTCCTTCGGCTTTATGGTAGATTGGGAACGATCCATCGTCCCAGTTAGCGTCAATCTTAAATCCAGCCTTTTCGGCTTCTAAGCAAAACTCAATGTCTTCGCAGCCGCCAGTACTGTAGTCTTCGTTTAAAAAACCAATTGTTTGGAACACTTTCGGGTCAATCATTACACAGAAAAACACCGCAAAACGGCGCTGTGTGATATGAGAAAACTGAGTCCAAACTGCTGAAATATCACCCTTAGAATCTAGCTTTTCTAACCAACCATTATCGAGAATAATGGTGTCATTGTTCAGCAATACAATTTTATCGCCTTTACAAACCTTAATACCTTTGTTTGTGGCTTTGGCAAACCCCAATGGGGCATCGCTCCAAGCGACGTACAAATTAGGTACTGCTGTTACTAAATAATCTAAATATGCCCTTGTATTATCTGTGCAACCGTTGGCACTGATAATCAGCTCTACATCGTCCATATTGGAGTGCTTGATGATAGAATCAACGCAAGGTTTTAAATATTTCTCACAATTATTGTAAGTTGGTATTACAATACTATATTTCATGTTGTCCTAAAGGAGTTCATACGAACCCCTATTATATCACAGCTTTTTAATCCTATCTACTTCGTCAGCTAGTTCTTTAACTGCTTCGATAATTAGCGCTGTTAGACGTTCGTAATGAACAGTCCAGTATTTTTCATCAATTGGCGCAGGAACAACAATTTCAGGCAATACTGCTTGAACTTGTTGGGCCGATACGCCAACTTCACGTTTTACTTCATAACCAAGGGCTTGTGCTGTTTCATTAGCTTCATAGTAGAAACCATTAAGTGTACGTAACTTAGCCAATGCGCTTTCAATATTGCCTAATTTTGTTTTTAGACGATCATCCGAATAATACGCTGTAATGTTGTTAGTGGCACGAATTTCACCCGCGGTTCCAGAAGCTGGTGTGCCGACACCTAAAGAACCAATTTGATATGATCCCGTTGTGCTTGCAAAACCACTGTATCCAGAAGTTCCACTGTATCCAGATGTTCCACTATATCCAGAAATACCACTATACCCAGATGTGCCGATACCGCTATATCCAGAATAGCCAGAAATACCACTTGATCCTGTAGCTCCAGAAATACCGGAAAAACCACTATAGCCACTATATCCTGAAATACCACTGTATCCGGAGAAACTGCTATATCCAGAGTATCCAGATGTTCCACTATAACCAGAGGTTCCTATTCCACTGTATCCGGAAAAACCACTGTATCCGGAAATACCACTTGATCCTGTAGCTCCTGAAATACCAGAAAAGCCAGAAAAGCCAGAAATGCCACTATAGCCAGAAATACCGCTGTAGCCAGAAATACCACTGTAGCCAGAAATACCAGAACCACTATAGCCAGAAATACCAGAACCACTATAGCCAGAAAGCCCAGAAATACCACTATAGCCAGAAATACCACTATAGCCAGAAATACCACTATAGCCAGAAATACCACTATAGCCAGAAATACCACTATAGCCAGAAATACCACTATAGCCAGAAATACCAGAAAAACCACTATAGCCAGAAAAGCCGCTGACACCGTTAATGATTGCTAAAAACACCGGTAAATTATTTGCAAATCCAGTGGTTCCGGTTCCTAATGATTTTATTAGTGTTACTGGATATCCCCAATAGCTATTTGATGCTCCGGGATTATAGTTAACAGGCGTACCAGTAATTTGCCAAACTTGGTAGTTGTCGCTATTTGTTTCATCTTGAATGATGAACTCTTCAGACTTTGTAATGAACGACAAGAAAATATCAATGTCGGCGCCAGTTTGAGTTTTGTGTGAAACATAAACTTCTGTTGCGCTAGTTTGAGTAGCATTATTCCAAATAAGAAAACCATCTCCGGGGTATCCTGAAGTAATGGTTGTATTTGCTTCGTATGGAAACGAAACAGTAGAAGATCCCGGTGTTCCAGAAAAGCCACTATATCCTGAAATACCACTATATCCTGAAATACCGCTATATCCTGAAAAACTGCTATATCCAGAATATCCAGAAATGCCACTATAACCACTATAACCAGATGTTCCAACGCCAGAATAACCAGAAAAACCACTATAGCCACTGTATCCTGAAATGCCACTATAGCCAGAAATGCCACTATAGCCAGAAATGCCACTATAGCCAGAAATGCCACTATAGCCAGAAATGCCACTAAAACCACTATAGCCGCTATAGCCACTTACACCCGAGCCAGAATATCCAGATATACCAGAAAAACCAGAAAGACCAGAAATGCCACTATAGCCAGAAATGCCACTATAGCCAGAAATGCCACTATAGCCAGAAATGCCACTATAGCCAGAAATACCACTAAAACCACTATAGCCGCTATAGCCACTTACACCCGAGCCAGAATATCCAGATATACCAGAAAAGCCGCTTAAACCACTAAAACCACTAAAACCACTAAAACCACTAAAACCAGAATATCCAGAACGTCCTGAATATCCAGATATTGGGCCTAAAACTTGTGTTGAGCCATCACTATAATAAATAGTTAAATTGCCGGTTGTTGGGTCATACGTTATTGAGGTAATTAATTTACCTGGTGAGGCGGCATTAGCAATTTGCGAAATGGAAGCCTGTTTTGTAATACCATTTTGAACTACAACAGCTTGCTCATTACCCGTTAAGGTAATAGCGACTGGTAGTTGTGTTATTGACTGATCTGCCATATTTTATGTATAAGTAAATGCGCCATGCAGTGTTGTAGAACCAAAAGTAGAAACAGCAGTTATATCTACTGGACCTGTTGTGTTATAAAATGGCGATGTTAATGTAATTTCTGTTGGATTTACAACTGTAAATCCAACATTTATTCCACCAAATTTAACATTAGCTATGTTAACAAAATTTTTACCGGTTAAAGTTACAAATGTTCCGCCGTTTTTACTACCGGTGTTAGGTGAACAAGAAATAATTTCTGGTACTATTGTGTTTTGATACGGGGAAAGTCCACCAGCAGTTGTTAAATCGCCAGGCATTCCAGCAGTTGTTGCAACACGTGATGTTTGTGTGATAAATATTGAATCACGGTTTGAATTGTTTGGCTGACGTACCAGTTGATTTGGTGGGCTGTCAATTGGGCCATTTGGTGCAAAACTTGTAGCTAATTGATGTCCGCCAACTGGGCCTGTACTAATGTCTTGATCTGGACGCGGAAAACGTAATGCAATGTTTTCCGTTTGAATGGCGGGTAAACGCCATGGGTCAAAATTGTCTAAATCGTCTTTGCATACCCGCATGCCAGGGAAGTTTGGATCTGGCATTAGATCCACGTAGGCAAACTTCCTGTTGCAGCGATCACAGATCGCTACAGACAGGACTGAATTGCCACGGGTATCTAAGTAAACAGGCATTTAAGTGCCTTAAGCGGTCTGACTGTTGTTTTTAATTAACTTACCAGCAATAATTACACCAGCAGCAATAGTACCGGTATTAGTTACTAACTGCCACTGAATATCAGTTTTTTCCGCGTACAAAAACGGATCAGAAGATCTATTAGCTGTGTAAATAGATACAAATGGTTGTTGCAATACAGTTAATTTAACACCGTTGGTGTTGTTAATAGCCTGTACTTTGTAAGTAATAATAGTGGAACCAGTATAGCTATTAGAAGTATTAACTTCTGCTAAATCTAAGTAAAAGCTATAGCCGGCGGGCACAGTATAAATAGTACTTTGCGACTTACCAATACCAGCGTTAATTTGAGCAACAATATTGCTAGACTGCTTTACTGTAATTACACCAGCGTTAGTGATTTGGCTTGTACCAGGTGAAGTCATTAACAAACTATTAATACGTAAGTAGCTGTTAACCGTTGTAACACCTGTTGTGCCATTTAACGCAATAGTTTCAGATATTGGCGCAAAGTTTGCATCTAAACCAGAAATTAAAATCTTTGTGTTGGTATCATCAGAAGCCGATGTGCTTACTGCAGTCATCGTTGTTGCAGATGTTGGGTATGTGTATACAGTTGCGTTTTCCCAAATAGGAATAGCCGTAGTTGTTACAGAAGTCTGGTATCCAAACAAACTTAATGTTTGGTGTCCCATAATTTGATTACGAGAAACTTGCAAATCAAACGGCTCGTAAGCGCCTTGAACGGTTACGGAATGGGGAGGTGATGGATTTTGCTGTAAATTTGTAACGAGTGCCATAATTAATTTCCTTAAAGTTAAAGTAGGGGGCTAAAAGCCCCCTAGGCAATTAATTATTGGTGTAACCTTGGCCAACGTTGATGATAGAACCAGTGTAGTTACGTGCTGTGTAATCTACAGAGATTGTGCCACCCAAAGTACCAGTATTAGCAGATACAGTAGCTGCAGAGAATGTCAATGAAGCATCCAATGTGCCAATGTTTTCGAGGATAGCTGCAGTTGCTGCAGTTGCTGTGAATACACCAGCGATACGGCCGCCAGCTGCTGTTGGGGTAATTGTACCGATTGCTGTAGTTGTAACAGCGCCGGTTGTTGGGTTAGTAATGTTGATTGAAACAGTAATAACGCCGCCAGTCAAGCCAGTTGCAGCTGTATCTTGGTACAATGCAACACCTTCAATGATTGCACCAGCTGGTAACTCAAATGGAACTGGAGTAGTTGTGCCAACAGGAGCTGTTGTGAAGGTTGTAGCACCAGAAGTTGTGCTTGTGATTGGGTTGGTAATGAAGGCTTGCTGAGAAACGCGGGCTGCACCAGTGTTATCTGGAGCGATTACGCCGTTGTTTGTTGGGTTATTGTACTTATAGATTCGGACTGGGCCGGTAAAAGATACTGACATTTGATTTTTCCTATCAAGAGGGTGACCATACTAGATACTTGATTATCTCACCGGGTAGATTACGGGAGCTATGTATGGACTGTTCTACCTATACCTACTAATGCAAAAAATAGACCGAATCCGCCCCAAAATGCAAAAAAGCCACCCGAAGGTGGCTTTTCTGTATTGCTTTGGCTTATTACAGACCAGGTGTGCCGTAAATGTTACGTGCGTCGTGCCAGCCGGTCGCATAGCGCTCGGTAGCCTTGTAACGCATAGAATCAGTTTCGAAATCACCTTCCATAGATTTCTCCATTGGGCGGCGCATTACGAGCATGAGACCATTTTCAGCGTCAGTCTGAACCCACCAGGCTTTGCTAGAGGACAAACGTGTTACAACGTGTGTACCTTTAGGCAACATACCTGTTGATTTGATTGGGTTCAAATCGTTGTCAGCTGTACCAGAACGGAGTACAGACTTGAGGATAACCTCTGCCTGGAACTCGAGTGCTGGAGGAACAACTAACTGTTCTGCCTTCAAGCGAATACGCTTACCGTTGTTGTCGATAGCGGAGCGGATTTGAATCAACATCTGTTCAACAGAAGTTTGGCTCAAAGAAGCTGCTGTAGACAACTGGTTAGAGTAAGAAGCACCGTTAGCGATTGGGTGAGCTGTATTGATCAATGTTACGCCATCACCACCTGTGTAGCCAGCTGTGAACGCGAAGTTCAACAAGTTAGCGCACAAAGTTTCCTTAGTTTCAATCATAGATGAAGCTAAGTGCTTAGCGAAAGTTGAGCCGATACGGATGTGATCGCCGTCTTCCATCAATACTTTGGTCAAAGCGTAAGCCAAGCCATAGATTTGGTAGATGAAACGGGTGATGTACAATGTACCACCTTGATCGTAGCTAACTGGAGTGCCGTCAGGCATTGCAGGAGCTGCGTTCATACCATAAAGCATTACTTCTTCGTGGTAGTTACGTGGAATACCTTGGATCTGTTCTACGAAACCTTTCCACTCGTCAGAGCGTTGTTCGTATACACCATCAAAGACTTCGTTGATAATCGGTTCGACTACCGCACGAAAGTCCGTACTGCGCATTGGGGTTGCCATGTGCTATTTCCTTTCGTTATTGATTAAACCGAGATCGACGGAGCGACCAATTGGCTGTTAGCGACTTGAACCTGAACGATTGTGTAAGCATCGCCCCAAGCGTTGGTTTGACCAGCTGGGAATGCTGCTTCACGTCCGAGTCCAACAACTTTAACTTGACCTTGAGCGCCGAGAGCTACAGAAGTAGCTGCCAAAGCTGTTTGGCTAAAGCCTGCACCACCGTTACCAATAGAGTAACCTACGGTTGGGTTGTTAGTTGCATCAAAGTTGTACTCTTGTCCGATTGCTGTAGTAGCTACAGAACCGTTTACTTGTGCTTCGTAAACCAATGCTGGATCACTGAATACCCAGAAAATGATTTGTGTAGAAGCATCTAAAGTTGTTTTAGAAGCCCATTTAGCTACAGAACGGCGACCTTGTGAGTCTGTGAATTCAACACCGTCGAATACACCGAACATGCGGCTAGTAGCTGCTAAAGTAGCAGCAGGCACTAATTGGCCAGAGGAATTGATTTCCACTGGTTGATACTGGTAGAAAGCCTGGCCAGTTGTGAGTCCATAAGGTGCGTTGTATGTGTTGTCAGTAGCAGCTTGGAAGCTGTTTGTGCCAACAAATGCAGTAGCACGGTCTAGACCACTTGGGTGGTAAGCCGGCTTCAGACCAAAGGGTTGGTATGTCGTAGACATTAATGTTTCCTTTGTTTTTGAAGAATGTTATGAAAAACGAATATTACTATTCGCCTTATTAGTTTCCTTTTCCATTTCCAAAATACCACCTTCAAGAATAGATCTGCCACCTTTACCTTCTTGTGCGGTTGAACGCACTTGAGCGGTAATGTTTTTCTGATGCTCAAGGGGATCCTCGAGATGCAGCATGCGCATAACTTCTTGATAGATTTCTTCTGGTAACTTGAAGAGAACCATTTCGTTACAGCTAACACAGCCTTCAAACTTGCCCGAGCTCATCTTGCCTAAGTTCTCAAAGCCTTTACCTAAATCCGAGGCTTTCACTGGCTCATATCCCAATGCTAATCGTTTGTCGATACTGTCATAATTATTTGTGGTGGATAACCAACACAGGTGAAACCCGGGAATAACCCCGCCTGGCAAGTCCGGCAAAGCCGAATTTTGCCATTTATCACGGAACGCAGCTACACGCTCCTTTTTGGATAATGCTGTTGGATCGTTATTTTCGATCCGCTCTTTCGTTTCTTCGACTCGCTCTAAGAGACGGTCTTCTAAGTCACGTTTGATTCTTGGATTTGTTGCCATTTTAATTAACCTTTATTTTGACGATCATACTGCGCGTAGGCGCGGATCATTTTGTTTCGTTTTTCTACATCATCCCATGCGCCAGCATCTTTAATTGCGCTAACACGCTCACGGCTTAGTGTGATGGTGCCAGGCTTTTGTGCTGTGGTACTTGCTGACCTGCTTGAAGCTGTTGGTCCGGCAGTACGCTTGCCTTCTTTGCTACCTTTACTGGTGTAACGGTGCGGAAGGCGGGATTGCAAACGATTATCTAACTCTTCCCAATACTCAGGATCGCTTGGATCCCAACCATCAGTAACGAGCTCTTGGTCAATTACTTTAGCAATCTTACTATCGACATCGCGCGCTTGTGGATCGTACCAAGAGTTCTTTTTAAGCCATTTAGTGGCATTCTGTTGAACTTCAGTAGTGATCGGGTTAGGCACGTTTTGCTTAGGTGCCTGCGCGTTATCGATTTGTTGTTTCTTATAATGTTGAGCTTCTTTTAGTCGCTGTTTAGCTTCTGTAAGCTGCTCTAAATATTCCATTTGATTTACTGCATCACCAGCTTGAGCAGCTTGCATCATTTTCATCTTTGCGTACTCTACGCGGGTGGCTTCGTCTTCGATAGCCTTGTCCAGTTGTGCAAATTGGTAAGATGATGCTGTATTTTCAACTCTGGCTAAACGCTCAGCTAATTCAGCATTGCGGCGCTCAAGTGCAGTAATCTTGTTCTTTGCGGAGAGGTCACGCTGTTTCTTTAACTCTTTTTTGAGTCTGCGCTCTTCACGACGGGCTTCACGGATCGCTTCACGCTCTTCATCCGTTTTGCCTTTGTTGTCGTCGTCTTCGCCACCTTCGTGGTCGTCGTCGTCATCGTGCTCTTCGTGCTCTTCTTTTTTCTGTACTTTTTCTTCTTCGTGATCTTCGACTTCGTCCGGGATCTCTATTTTGGCTAGTACCGAGCCATCTTCCCGTTCCTTAATGGGAACGTCTTTTTCATTTTCTGCCATACATACTTTCTACAAAGTTATTAGTCTACAAACGCTTTCATTTTCTGTGCTGCCTCAAATGACTTGATCTTAGAAATTACTTCACGCGCCTGAAGTGTAATAAACACTACAGCTGCGCCATCATCGTCAGGTTGCACAACAAAACGGTCACCGCCGTACTTAATGGTGCGAACTAAATCGCCAACTTGACACCAAGGGCCTTCTGGCCATGGAGTTAAGTCATCTGGGCTCTTATATGCTAAGGGACCAATGCCACGTACTTTAGCTACTGTCTCATTAAACTTGAGAGTTTGTCTGGTTTCTTCCACAAGGAAGATACCGCCTTTACTTGTGAGCTTTTCACGGCGCAATTGCACCAATACTCGGTCTCCAAGAATTTCTACACCAGGATCTACATCGGGAAAACACTCTGCTTCTGTTCGTGTATCCGGTTCGTCCTTTTCTTTAATATCAATCACCCTACGGTAATCCTTTCTAAGCTCTACAGCTCTTCATCTTCCGTTAAAAGTTCGTCAATAATGTCCAAAACGGCTTGGAACCCTTCGTGGCGACCGACTAAACGTTGGTAATCCTCAAAAGTATTAACGTTGATTCCTGAAGCAATACCTGCCGCAAGTTTCTGTTTTTCGTCTCTCGTACGAGAGATAATTTGTGACAAAAAGTCTTTCATACTCTTACTAATGCAACAAAGGGCAAAAATCCGCCCCAAATTTTAATAAAAGTTTCCGCCGCCGATATCTTTAAGATTCTTATCTGGTCCAACTTTGCTGTCTTTAGCCATTTTGTTCTGGTTAAGAACTGCATTGTTTGAACGTTTGGAACCGGAGTTACCTTTGTCAATAGTTGTTTCGCCAGGGCCGCCGCCGGAGCTTTGTTTACCCATTTGTTTGTAAGTTTGGCGAAAGCCTAATTCGTCTGCCATGATTATTGCCCTTCAGTAGGTTGTGGTTGTGCTGCTTGTTGTTCTTGTTGTTGCTGTAATGCTTGTTGATGCTGTTGATCTGCCTGCATTAATTGTTGCTGATGCGCTTGGTCGTTTTGTTGCAAGGTTTGTTGGTGTGCTTGTTGTTGCGCTGCCATATCTTGCTGAGCTTTTTGGGCTTCAATTTGGTTTTGAACCTGTTGAGCTTGTTGATTGAACTGTTGTTGTTGTACAGCTAAGCCATGTTGGCGAATATCTTGTTGAGCTGTTTGAATTGCTTCCATTGCTGACTGATTTTGCTCAGCATCAAGGGCAATTTGTTGTTGGCTCATGTTAGCTTGGGCTGTAATCATAGCAACACGCTCTTTTGCAGCGTTATTAATGTTAGCCATAGCAATGTCTGTTGCATTACGCTGGTTATCAATGTTAGTTTGCGTAGTGTACTTAGCTTGAAGTTCTTGAACTTTTTGTTGCAGCTCAGCAATCTTGAGTTGATACTCTTGCTCTTGCTTTTTAACATCAATTTGCATGTTAGCTTGAGCTTCTTCTTGCTTACGCTTAGTCTCAGCCATCTGTGTCTGCATAATTACCGCAGCAGTTGGGTCAGACATCATTGCAGCTTGCTGTTGTGCTTGTTGAGCTTGAGCAACTTTCTGAGCCAGAGCTTGGATTTGCTGGATATACGGTGCCAAATTGGTTTTAGCGTCGTTATCAACCATGCGTGAGGCCAAAGCAATCGCTTTTTGTGCATCTGCATCCAGGGGTTTCTCTTTATTCAACTCAAATTCGTCTTTACCGTTAGCTGCTTTAGATACATAACCGCGCATTTCTTGTAAATAATGCAAAGTTAAGTGTTGCTTGATATGTTCTAAGGCGTGGGGGGCAAATGTTGGTCCAATTACAGGGTTTCCACCGTAAGCTGGGTTGTTTGCATATTCCAAATGCACCTGAATGTGTGCTAAATGGTCTTGATCTGGGAACGCAGCAGCTGGTTGCCCCATAGTCATCGAAACGTTTTCGAGTGCTGGGTTAGATTCTACAATACCAACTGGGTTTGGAAGTACTTCTGCAATCGCTGGGATCTTTAACTGGTCTAAAACACGCTGGTAAACTGAGCGTAAGTTAAACATTCCTGGGGGCGCGGTAGAAGCCATTTGTAAAAGGGCTTGGTTTTGCGCAAGTCTTTGTGACTCAGAGAAAATATTAGGGTCAGAAACTGGACGAACGTCTGAGTTGTACGCAAAATCACGTACTTCAATCTCTTCGCCGGACTGATTGTCCATTTCATCGAGGTACCAATGATTGATACGTGAGATGATTTGTAATGATTTAGCTTGTGAACGATGTAAACGTGCATGAATGCTGGAGAATACTTTAGCCCCTTGCTCAATCAGAGCTTGGGTTGTGCCCACTGGCATCTGGTTATTAGCTTCGCCAATTTTTTCTTCGGCTGTTGTTACTACACCTTTAGCTGCAGTTGTCAACCAACCGAGCAAATCAAAGAGAACGCTTGATGGTGGGTTAAATGGCATTGGCATCGCAATCTTGCGAACGTCATCAACACCAGGTGCACCTTCAATTTCTACAACTTGAGTTGGCTCGATTCTGTCAGACTGTCCTCCAATGCGTCCACCTTTGAGTTTAAGCATTGTCTGGCTGTTGTTGATGTGAGCAGCGTCAAGAAGAGCGCGCAAAGAACCAGTAAGAGCAGCGGAAAGACCACCAATAAGATGAGGCAATCCAATAGCGTAAGCTCCACGCCAAGGAATAAACTTGAACTCAACGTACCAATCCATCTTTTCAAGTTTTTCATCGCCGGATTCCCAGTTGCGATAGAGAGACAACACTTCAGAAGTGGTCTCATCAATGGTTAAAATATATGGTGCGCGGCGACCTTCTGTTTCAGGATCGTCTTCTAAGCGAAGGAAACAAGTAATCTCATATACGCGGCGTAAGCCGTCAATGTTTTTAGATGGGTTTTGTCTGCCTTCAATTTTGTCGTTAGCTTCTTGGCTACGGGTTTGTTCTGTAAGCGGTGCATCAGAACTGTATTGGGAGTCAATGTCACGGTAAACACCGGTTTCAACTCGCTGCAAGAAAATGTCTTCGGTAATATCTTGAACTTCAGTTACGCGTTGTGCTGTGTAAAAATTAGATGCTGCGTAAGGAAGAATAATTGCGTCAATCGGTACCCATTCGCATGTTGGACGCTTTTGTTCGTCGTCAAAACGCCATTTAAGGAACTGGGAACCGCCGAGTGGGAGTTGGGTCAGCAACTGCTCCATCTCGTCACGGTATTCTGGAATTTGTTCTGTAAGCTGCCAGTTCATAAAGGTTACTTTACGATCGGCTGTGCTTTCTTTCTTTCGGTCTGAGATGCCTTTGATGTTTGATTTAACCAAGCCATCTGGTGGAAGTAGCTCTTTGGCTGAGGAAGCTGCGAAGTCAACGCAAGCCTCGGCCATGACGGGATGAACAACTTTAGAAGCACCGTCGAAAGTAGCACCGCCAGGAGCGTCCTTACCAAGGCCGGTCCTACGAAGTCCTTCTTCGTATTGTTTGTCACGTTGTGAACGTGCTTCTTTGTCGACATCAATAAGATCCAAATATTCGATAGCCAAAGACTGAAGGGTTTGTTCGTCAAACACTTCTGCTAAGTTCTCATAAAACTCTGGATTCTTTTGTGGGCCTTGTTTTTCTTGAAAGTTTACTACTACAGAACCGTCATCAAGCTCGATAACTTCTTGTTCTACTTGGTCATCATCCAAATCAAACAAATCAGCGTACGCCTCCATATCAGCGTCCTGGTCTTCCTTTTCGTGAAGATCGCGTTCGCTATCGAGGTTTGGCAAATTGCTGCCTTGTTGGATTGGTAATTGTGGTTGTGCCATAATTTCTATAAATTTGTTGGATGGATGTCCCTATATACACTAATGCAATAAATAGCGGTAATCCGCCCTTATTATTGCGCGTAGGGGTTAGCTAGCCGTTTACGGGGGTCCTCGTCGGCATAATCGTAATCTCGGGCTGGAAGGGGGTCTAATCGAATCCAGCCGCTATCTCTGAGAACTCGCAGGGCTTGGGATAGAGAATCCACGTAGTCATCATGCCCTCCTGCTTCTGGGAACGAACAAACTTGGCGTAGGAAACGTTTGGCCCATTCTGCAAACTCTTCTTTTTTAGTAGGCTCTTCCGGGATGTAAACTTTACCCTTAGCTATCAGAGGTGCCACAATGTTAAGACGTTGTACCTTATCCGCACGTCCAGGGTTGTATGCTCGTACGGGGGTGCCAGATCCCTGAAGTTCCTGAATAAGGGAAATACCAGCCGACTTGTCTTCCATCAGAATGAGGTCAGCTTTACGACCCTTAGCAAAGGTATTGTCTGCTCCATAAACAACTTCCTTAAAGTCGTCGATTACTTTACGGCGCAGTTCTGGGTAGCTGAGGTGGTGGTCCCATGCGTCCAAAAGGATAACGCAGGTTCCGGAATCTTCTTTTTCAAATATACCCCACACTGTACATGCTGTTGGGTCGTTGTGTGTTTTCTCTGAGGTAGCTGGGTCGTATGAAGCAATAACGTATTCCAGATTGGGCGTTGGTTTATTGGCAGGCCATAGGCGAAACATCTTACGTTTAATAATACCAGATGATTCTGGGTCAAGGATCTCACCATAAATCTCTTGCCGACCAATGTCGGTACCATCGTATGTCTCTAGCTGTTTGAAAAACGTTTCTGAAAGATTGGCGCGGTTGTCGTAGGAGCTGGCGTTTGCAACGTAGACGTCGCCCCCGACTTTGCCTTCGTTGAGGTCAACGATGAGCTCTTTTGGTTTTGGTGTGGTGGTAATAATCTGCTGGACTCGTGGGAGTCTAGGATCTCGCAAACGTAGGGTAAACTGTACGCCATCGTATGCGTCGTCAATATAATCGAAAGCGCACAGCTCATCGAACCAGGCTCCGTGATACTGTTTACCACGATAACGTTCGGGTTCGGAGGCTGGGATTCCCTGAATGAGGCTTCCGTTGATAAGGGTAATCTCAAAGAGGGACTTGTTGTAATCTCGGATAAGAGACGCGGGTATGATATTAAGAAGACCGGAGTCTCCTTCGAAGCAAGTTGCACGGATATCATTAGAGGTTGGGGCGGTGACAAGCCAGCGAGTGTTATCGTAGTTCCAAGCGCGTATGCCAATCCAATGAGACGCCGTGTGAGTCTTACCTGATCCGCGACCAGCCAGCATAAGAAACGTATCATACTCCCCGTCCTCCGGTTCTTGTTGGTGTGGTAAGGCTTGTAGTTTCCATTTGATTTGCCAGATAGCGGCATCGAGCTGAGCTTTGGGCCAGTGTTGCCGGTCAGTAATAAATTTGGTTAATGTCTTTTCTTGTTGCGGGGTTAACATACGGCTATGAATCCTTCTCCGACCAGGTAGCTATTATCAGCTCCTTCGGTTTCAATATGGACGCACAACTGCGACGGCAGTTTTTCTATCCGGGTAATATAACGTCGCGCCTGATGCACGATTGGTTTTGTATGCGGCTCTTGGTTTTGTACTAATTGTAACTTAGATCTGAAATTAAGTGTAAAAGTTTTTCTGTATTCGTTAACTTCAAGGGATGTCTTATGCCCTAATGATTCTACCAGGCCCTGGATTTGCTGAACGATAGGAAGGCGGGTATGTGTGAATCTAAACAATCCCGTCTTTTTGGAATATGACTTGGACTTGGCGCACAGAATACCTTTGAGTAGTTCCAATCGCTGCTCGGTCGAAGCTAAGAGGTAGTTGTTTGGAATACGATACGGTAGATCAAAACTAAGGTGGGAATCAATAGTGGGAAATACCGAAAAGTATCGTTCCCCGTTAGAATGTTTGCCACGTTCCACAATCTGGTACCCTGCGCTTTTAAACTTCTCAACTAGGAAGTCATGGTTGCCTTTAGAAAAGTGCATTCTTTTTTGGCGGGTTTCGTGGGTAAAGAACCAATAGCCAAAGATAAAGGGAGGAACTGGTAGAGACTGGTGGGGAAATTCCAGGGGCTTGGTGGTGGGTATGCTAAAAGCCCTAGCTGTTGCTGTTTGCATTAAGTTGTCAGCCGGTAGGTCTGAGACTTTACGAAACTTTAAAGGGCGTTTAAATTTAAACTTACCTTTGTATTGGAGGAGTCGATCACGGTACAGTTTGTCCTCAATCTGGAATCCCAGGTGGGCATCTCCTGCCACAGTAAGGTGGTCGTTAAAAGAAACTAGGTAGCAATCTTTTGACCTGTATTCTTGGACTAATGTGATTTTACAGGGAAAACCCTCTTTGTTAAACACATAGTCCCCGACCCTTAGATCGTGGGCAGTCTTCCAATAATCAAGCGTTAGTACCTTTTGATTCGCTAAAATTGCCAAAGTTTTTCATTACCCAATAATCTAACCAACGCCCTAGCGGCGCTCTTATGCTGATCTCCACAGAGGGAGGCAGCTTCCTAACATCAAACCGTTCTGTAACTTTTAACCTAAATTGAATGTAAGCCCTGGTTTCTTTTGGAAACACTTCGGCTGGTACATCCACTAAGTCTATAAAGTCTTTGTTGGCCACCAATACCCGAAAGCCACAAAACTTTCTTTTTGCATTTTCCAATGCGCCTTGGATTTGGTAAACATACTTGGTCATACATCAACTAATGCAAAATCCTTGTTGTTCTCGCCCTAATCCAAGAAATAAAGTCAAAATTGTCAGGGTTGTCACAGTAGTCACCCTTGTTTCAACTCTTTTTTATTTTATTAAAAAAAAAAAAAAAAAAAAAAAAAATAAGTCAAAGTAAGGGGTACTACTATGACTACTGTGACAAATCGCTTGTAAGTCATTGATAGTTCGTTATTAAATAAGAATGATTCTCAATTAATTTTTAGCATTTTCTAACGGCGCAAATTATAAAAACTCAGGCTTGGTGGGGCCCCCGGGACAGCGCCATGGGGGTCTGTTTTTTCGGGGTGTCGCTTTTTTACAACACCCCCCTAGCAAAAAGGAGGGGTATCGTTTCACATTATGAGATGCTATTCCACAATGCGGTATGCACCACATTGGTGCGCTATGTTAGTGCCTACTAACCTATGCACCACATTGGTGAAGTAAGTAAGCACTTACTAACTATGCACCAACATAGTGCATTGGCATAATGGGGACAGAGTGCGTTTAAACAATGCACCACATTGGTGCGCTATGTTAGTGCTTACTAACCTATGCACCAATATGGTGCGCTATGTTAGTGCCTGTTTGCGTTAGTGGTTACTAACCTATGCGGGTGCGAGGGGCTAGGTGGGGGAGTGGACTAAATACAACAGTAAAGCCAAGAAACATACCACTAACATGACAATCCAATTAGGCGCATTTAAAGCCCCTTTTTAGCCGTTTGCCTGTCAGATGGGGTATAGGTATCACCCACCCAACGATCTCGATTTATTAGGGTAAACCCTTAAGGGTAAACCCTATTAGGGAAAGCGATAGGTCAGCACACAGGCACAAGGGCAAAAACTCTGTATAGTTACAAGTAAGGCAAGCAATAACGCAAGCCCCCTTATAAACACTACCAAAAGGATAGACCAAAATGCAAACACTAAACAGAGAAGCGTATCTCAATTACATAACAGATAGCTACATTCGCCCGCACTTTGCTAGCAAGGGCTACACAATCCCCCAAAATGTCAGAATGAGTTGCTCTCTGACATCACGCAAGAAACACATAGGCGAATGTTGGTCGAGTATCGCAAGTGAGGA